ACCTGCACGTCAGGCACGTATGCAGCAGTTTACTAATGCTGCTGTGCAGATGGCAAAGGGTGGTGTAGTGAAGATGCAGACGGGTGGCACAATAGAAGGCCGCGCGCCATCTCTGGGGGTGAAGGCTGTTGCCTTTGACGAGCAACCACTTGCTAACCCTGCACTTACACAAGCATATGTTCCCCCACAACAGTTTCAAAAAGTAACTAAGCCAAAGATGGACACCAACGAGTTTCTTTCTGATGGCACCACGGCTAATCCTAATTACATGAAGCCTATCACTGATGACCAAGGCACCGTGATTACGGAAGAAGTTGCTCCAACTGTTGCGGATATATCAGCCCAGATGTTGCAGACACCGGGATTACCGACAGGTGCGGCAGTAACGGCTCAAGGTACGGCGGTAGACCCACGACAGATGGTTAGCCCTTCTAGTGGTCAGGTAACAGGCAACGTCGCTGTTCCTACAGCTATGGCTACTACCTCATATGCACAGGCACCGCAGGAGTCTGAAGCTAATGTGATGCAAGCTGCACAGGCTGCACCTGCTGTAAATACAGCTATCAATGCCACGCAAGCAGCACAGGGTGCAGTAAGCCCTGAAGCACAGGTATTAGCAGCACAACAGACTGCCTCTTCTGTAGGTGATGTAAATGCTGCGCAGGGTAATGCCATCCTGATGGACAATCCTGTACAACGACAAATACAGGATGGGGAACTTATATCCGGTGTTGCTAATGCACAGACTGCAGCACAGTTTACAGAACAAGTACAAGCTGCAGAAGCCACTCCTTCCACGCAAGCCACTGTGCAGGGTCAACTTGATGGCTTGATGCAGCAGTTTGAGGGCGGTGAGACACCAGCATGGGCTGCAGGGGCCATGAGAGCCGCTACAAGCGCGATGGCTGCACGTGGGCTAGGCTCCTCTAGTCTTGCAGGTCAAGCCATTGTACAGGCTGCTATGGAGTCTGCGCTGCCTGTTGCACAAGCAGACGCCAGCATCTTCGCGCAGTTTGAACAGCAGAACTTGTCTAACCGTCAGCAGCGCACTATGCTTGCCGCACAGCAACGTGCGCAGTTTATGGGTCAAGAGTTTGACCAAGCCTTCCAAGCCCGTGTAGCTAACGCTGCTCGTATTGGTGACATTGCCAATATGAACTTTACTGCTGAACAGCAGGTTGCTCTGGAGAACAGTCGTATTGCTAATAGCATGAACCTTGCCAATCTCAGCAACGGTCAGGCTCTTGTGATGGCTGAAGCTGCAGCATTGTCCAACCTTGACATGGCTAACTTAGGAAACAGGCAGCAAGCTGCTGCAATGAATGCTCAGAACTTCATGCAGATGGATATGGCTAACCTGTCCAACCAGCAGCAAACAGATATCTTCAAAGCGCAGCAACGTATTCAATCTCTTTTCACTGACCAAGCTGCAGAAAATGCATCACGTCAGTTTAATGCAAGTTCACAGAATCAAGTTGACCAGTTCTTTGCTGACTTAGCTAATAATGTATCTCAGTATAATAGCACACAGGCTAATGCACAGGCACAGTATAATGCTGGGCAGCGTAACACAGTAGAGCGATTTAACGCAGAGTTGAATAATCAGCGTGACCAGTTTAATGCGCAGAACCGCCTTGTCATTGACCAAAGCAATGCACAGTGGCGTAGACAGGTAGCGACAGCAGATACAGCAGCTATTAACCGTGCTAACGAACTTAATGCTAATGCTCTGTTGGGCATATCAAACCAAGCCTACAATAACATGTGGCAATACTATGGTGATAGCATGGAGTGGGCATGGACATCTGCAGAGAATGAACGTAGCCGTGTCGTTAATCTAGCTATTGAACAACTTCGCGCAGATAGCAATGCTAATGTTCAAAGGATGATGAATGACTATAATTCATCTTTAGGTTTTGGTCAGCTTATAGGTACATTCCTCACTGCAGGTAGCAGCAGTGTTGTGGGTGGACTGCTTGGCTTATAGGGGTAGCATAAATGTTTCAAACAGCGTATAATGCATATAATAATCTTCCGCAGATAGAAGCGGATAAGACAAAAGAACCAAAAGCAAAGCAAGGTCTACTTTCTCGTAGTGAAAATGCTATGACACAGCCTAGCAAACCCAAGACAGAGGTAGACCGTGTTGCACGGTACGTTGCTAATATTCGTAGTAGACGAGAGGCACTAAAGTTTAATGGCGAATAATTTAGAAAATTTTCTTGATGGTCCTATTCCCGGCCAAAGCCTGACGGCTGAATTAGGCAATAGACCTTGGCAAAATCCTCCTCAGTATACTACTGTAGAAGAGGCACTGGAGTTTTATATCCCACGATTAGTTGAGCCTGAGTTTGTAGGCGACTTAATCAATACAATGGAAACAGGTGTGCCTCTAACCACCATTGCTAATGCAATGCAGCTTGGTGGTGTAATGCAGGGATACCACACTGTAGATGTGGGAGTTCTTGTCTTGCCTGTGCTTATTGAAATGATGGCATATATTGGTGATGATGCAGGTATTTCATACAACACCGGCATGGAAAAGCCGCCTGAACTAGATAAACCAAAAGAAACTTCTATTGCGGTAGCTATTAAACGTGCAAAAGAAAAGATTGACACAATGGAAGAGCCGACAGAAGTAGAAGAAGAAGCGGTGATGCCCCAAGATAAACCTGAACAAACTGGATTGATGGCGAGGAGACAATAATGGGACTTCAATTTGGTGCAGTCCTCAGTGGGATGGCAACGAAAATTGCGGAGCGTGTAGAAGAAGAAGAGAAGCGTGTAGACCTTCTTACTAATCGTTACCTTGATTTGCATACGCAACGTAAGATGGAAGCTGACAAAGCCAATGAAAAAAATGTTCAGATGGCAGAGGAACTTATTAATGCGTTAGGTGTTACTGGCCTAGACTTAGAAACACGTGCTGCTATTGCTGCCGGTGGTTCCACGTCGGTAAGTCATGCCCTTGACCAGTATGGGAAAGCCGTGGAAAAGGGGCTAGACTTTGGTACAATCTATAATGTTAAAGCACCAACTCCCGGTACAGAGGAGTTCAATTCTACAGATTGGGCAGGTCAGATTGCCAAGAGAGTGTCTGTTCCCACTATAGATACAAGTGTTCTTGGTGAGTCTCGCACTATCTTTGGTTCTGACCCAAAGGCTGTTCTGGCGGCAAAACTTGATGCACTAGACTTTAATTCTATTGACACTGCAGTTGAACAGAACTTCAGGCCAGCACAGCTTCAGATTGATGCTAGTGGTTTGGCAGACGACCCTGATAAAACAAAGCTGTATACATCCACAGAGGCTGCCGTAGTCGGTACTCAGCAACTTCTTTTGGCTGAACAAAATAAACCAGAGGCTGAACAAGATGCGGAAACAATAGCTAATCTTACCGGCAGTTTAACTGCCTATAAGGCTTTGGATGATGCCAAGAAGACAACGGGTCAAGATAAAGGCAACCTCATTTCAAATAACATTGACTCAATTGGCTCTCAGTTAGCGGAAGAACAAGCTAAACCAGAGAGTGAAAGAGATGCAGCTAAGATAACAAGTCTGGACGCAGCTTTAAAAGTTTGGACGGGTGTGTCTCAACGCATTAAAACTGATACAGCCAAACCCGGTTCAGATAGTGTACCAGCTTCGCATAATGCTATTCTGGCACAAATAGACAATGACCTGCGATTTGAAACAGACCCTGCCAAAATAACGGAATTGAAGAACCAACGTGACCAAGTATTTAAACAAATGGTTGCTGACAAAAAAGCATTGGCTGATGTAGAAGGTGGTAAACCAGAAGACTACACTATCTTTAACAACGAAACTGTTAATGGCATTATTAACAATGCTGAACAACGTATCAATGCACCTAAAGGATTTAAATACGGCATTGATGGTAGGCTTGAGACTGCACTTGAAGGGAACGAAGGCAAGTATTATTTAGGTGTCTTGCAAGCAATAAAAGAAGTACGTTCTGGATACAGCAGTGTAGAAGACAAAGTGCTTACAGACAACCTTGCTGCCCGTGAAACATCAGCTAAAAATGGACTAGCTGCTTACATGAACCAAAAGTTCAATCGGTATCTGACTAATTCACAATTACCTACTGAACAACAAATAGACATAAAGAAATTTCACGTTGCTCCTAATTCAAGTACCGCTGATGCAAACGGCAAGAATGGTGAATACGCGATAGGCGATGTAGTGTACATAGATGTAAATAATAACCCACTACTTATGGTCTGGACCGGAACAGGGTTTACGCGATAATGGCAGGTTTGACTGCACAAGAACTAGAACAACAAATGATGGGCGGGGCAGTAGGCACTGTGTCTACACCCTCCCCTATTCCTTTTGCTACAGACACTACATTAGATGTAGAGTCTATGTCCGCTGCTGACATTGAGGAGCAGATGCTCAGTGGTCAGGTTCCCGTCACATCCTCTGGTAATACTACCGCCCTCCCCACACCTAATACAGCACCTGTATCTGACCTAAATGTGTCAGAGTCTATTGAAGATACAAATCACAATGACCTAGACCAAGCAGGTCTGTACGAATTGTATCGCCAGAAGTATCCTCACTTGTTTGACAATGAGGGTAACATCATAGACATAGACGAAGCTAAATTTGCAGGTATCATATCCCCATCTGGTCGTCGTGCGCTTGACGAAAACGGCGGTGTACACTTCTCTGAATCCACTCGTCCTACATCCCCTTCTGTGCCAATTCTAGGCGACCAAGATGCCTATGTAATTCCTCATAGCAGTCTAGGTCAGACTGACTTGTTATTTGATAGCCCGTCTAGGGTGCCAGAAAACGCCAGTGAGTACGCAGCTATTGCGGAAAGAGAGGGCAAAAGCAGAATTGCTGTTGGTCGTATTGATGCAACAGAAATGGAAGAAACTATTAATAACATCGGTGATATGATTGCCGAAGGTTTTATTGACGGCTACGAAATCACAGACGATGAAATACAGAGCATGATGGATGAACAGGAGTCTGGTTATATCCAAGGCTTACAATCACCCGTAGCAAGCATGGCGTATATGTTCGCGCAGAAAATAGGTGTGATTGATACACCCACTAGAGAAGATGTAATAAATGACCTAAAAAGAACAGAAGCATTAGAGTACATGATTGACTCGTTTGAAGACGAGAATATGCGTAAGTTCTTTAAACTAGCTGGACCTGATGCTTTTGAAACATTTTTGAATGTCGGTAACGGTATGGCTTTCTTGGGCAACGCATATGGTGACAGCATCCAATTCATGGCCGAAGAGTTGCAAGAAGCGTCTCCTGATTTGTATGCGGCAGCAAACCTGCCCTCTCCTGCTGAACTAGCAGACAGTGCTATGTACAACACAGCAGGTATGCTTGAAACTGTAGATGCTATACTTCCGGGCTTTGGTGCTGCTGCCTTTGCGCCATCTAATGCTGCTGCCAAGGCAACTGCTAAATCCGCCAAGATTGCTGCTGAAATTCGTAAGACTACAGGGCAACTGTCTCGTGCTACAGATGAAGCTACAGTAGCTAGACTTACCAACAAAGTAGAAAAGCTGAATGACAAGTTTGAGAACGCTGTCAGCTTGGAGATGGATGTCCTTAAAGCTACTTCGGCACGTGAAGCAACGCAGAAAATGCTGGCAGCAGAAAAAGAATGGAATAACAAACTGGATGCAAATGTAATGCGTTCAGCTACTAGAGAAGAACGTGCAGCTAAAAGGCAAAACGCCAGTGCATCGGCTAGTGCCAACCCTGAGATTGCACAAGACTTGATTACCGCATTTGAACAACGGACAGGCAAAATAGTGTCTGTCGAGAAGGATGGTGTAAAGAAACTAGACCCAGACTTAGCGCGTAAAGCTGGTGTAGAAATGGCAGAAGACGTAGCCAACGCTGACCAGAAAACTGTACGTGACTTGCTTACAGGTACGGCACCTATTGACTTGACTGCTGCCCGTGTGTTTGGTCAGGGTGATGAGATTACACAACCCCTGCTAAAACCTGAGAAATTTGATGGTCTTGTTGCTAGTATAGCGGAGTTAAAAGAGGCAAAGCCTCACTTATTTAAACCTAAGAAATGGGAAAACGGTACAGACTATACTGTAATTGACCACTTGTTTGAACTGACAGTGACTAAAGAGGCCATGCCCGGTGATGAACTTGTCACACTGTTGAATAAATACGATATCTCTTTTGAAGATTATATTCTCACTGTGGTAGGTTCAGGTTCACGTGCTGGTCAAATTCTACAGAAACTATCCCAGATTAAAAGGTCAAGACCTACAAACGAAATGATTGCTCTGCAGGAAGCAAAGACCTTAGAAGTGCAAGACAGCATTAGGTCTGCTATCATGCGTATTGAAGGCGTTAGGCGTGGTGGTCTTGTGTCGCAGCTTGCAACAGCAGCGCGTAACCTTCAGTCGGGATATGTCCGTGGTCCAATGGAAGGCATGGGTAATGTAATCGACACAGCACTATACAATGCTAGTCATCATGGCACTATAAAAGGTGCTACGTCTTTGCTCGACCCTCAAAATTGGAGTGACAGCTTCCGTCACATGAAGTACATATTCAGTGGTGATGTAAAAGGTGAAGTTCGTGATGTACTGGATTTTATCTACGAGCAGCCTGAATTTACAAAGCAAGCAGACATTATGTACGGCTCTATTAATGAGATTCGCCGCAATCTAGGGCGAGTAGATGAGTTAATCCTTGATTATAAGGGTGTGCCTACAGACAGAATTGACCTAGATACCACTGTACAGACAGTGGCTAGGCAGATTGAAAACATTACTGACCCTGCTTTGCGTAAAGCGGCCATAGAAAAGTTTCGGGCGGCGGGTAAGTTTAACTTGGTAATGACAACTGCTGAAGATGCAGTCGAGGTACTTAACATCGCAAACCGCTGGCAAGAGTTTTTGCAGCGTAGGGCTGTTGCTTTCGCTGAATTACAACGTCTTACTCGTAGAGAGTATGGCATTGACTTTGTTCAGACGCTAAAGCAAGGTAAAATACGTGACCTAATAAACGACTCTACGACTGTTAGACCAGAGGGTTCACGTTCTTTCATTGAAATAATGGAAGAGGCCACCAACAGGGCTATGGACTTTACCTATGCCAAACAGCCAGACATCCAGCCTTTACGTGAGGTGTCTAACTTTATTGTGCGTAATGGTCTTACAGCCTTCATCCCATTCCCTCGCTTTATGTTTAATGGTATGGAATTAATGGGTCAGTATGCGGCAGGTAGTTCAATTCCTTTGACTCGTAAACTTATGAGTATAGCCGTGCCTAAAGCGCGTGGCCCACTCACGATGAAAGACAGACAACGCATCTCACGCAACCTTGTTGCTATGGGTGTTGCAGGACCAACAGTTCCTCTTGCTATATCTACCTTCTTTGACGATGAGCCGGATAAAGAGGAGGAAGAAGGTGTAGTAGGAAAGGCAGTCAGAGAGACAGCTAGCTATTTCACAAAAGAACTAGTTGAGATGGCAGCATGGGCGGGATTATATCAGTATCGCACCAGCCCTGATGCACCGGGCGACTATAAGATGATTAATATCGCTGGTGGTGAACTAGATACCACCGCTATCTATCCTGTGAGGCAGTTGCTGTGGATGTCAGAGGCAACGAAGCGCATTAATAATGGCACATTTGATAACTGGTATGACCATAAGGATTTCCTTGAGACATTTGTAGGAAGTGGTGTTAGAACTGGTGTTGGGCAGGGTGCTGTTGAGGCTGTTGTCAATGCATTTGATGGGACAGATTTGGTGTCTAAAGAAAGGACAGCAAAAATAGCAGGACGTGCGCTTGGTCAATATACAGGCTCTTGGTTTGTGCCGTTTTCTCAAATCATTGAAGCAGAAAGAGCAGATGGCTCTCGTGGGCTTGTATTTAAAGACGCTGCTGAAGACCCGACACTGGACAGAAAAGCTACCTTCGTAAATGAATACATGCGTGGCCTAAGAAGTCGCGGGTTCTTCCTGACAGGAGAAGAGGAAGCTGCGCTACCTAACAGGGAGTTTTTATTCCAAGACACTAAAGAAAGAATGTACCCTACAGCTAAAGTGCTGGGCGGTCTTACCTTTAGGAGTAAGGATAATGAAGCCGGGGAATATATAAAGAGGCTTGGTATTACTGAATATGAACTATCAAGTAAATCTTCTGTGCCTAGCATCCGTAGGTTTGAAAACTCTGTCTTGCGTGATGCAATACCTGCGATTATAGAGATAGCCAAACGCACTGAAGTAGATGCCATTAATGACTACCGGAGTTCTCCGGCTCTACAAAAACACTATACAGAAGTTGAATATATTACAGACAGAGTTACTACTGTAATCCGTCGTGATATCGCTGAAGCGAAAGCAAATATTGTAAACGAGGACAAGGGCATTTTAGCAGACGCACCTCAATACATTGTGCCTATGCTCAAGTTCCGCAGGATGCCATCTTTTGTACGTAAAGAAGCTATTACTGAATTTGTATTGAGAGAAGGTAGAAAACCCAATGGCGGGATGGCTAACGACATGAACATCTTGGCAGAGATAGCTGCAGATATAAAAAAGAGGTCGCCATTTAAATAGACCAATAAAAAAGGGGGCTGCAAAGCCCCCTCTCTCATTTTAGACAGTCGCAGAATGTGTGTATAGCTGCTGCTCCTGCAATGTAAGCGATGTATGCAAGGATAAGACCTATCCACACTCGCATTATCCACTTAGACATACTCTAATATTCCCACCGCAAGTATGGCAGCGGAGATAGCATTCAGCACGATGATTGACCTGTCGTGCCACATGAATCCTACCCATGCCCACAATCCCATTCCAATGACACCAAGTACCATATCCATAAGATGTGAGTAGTCCGCTGCTCGTATCACGATTGCTGTTAGTATAAAGAAGCTGGCAGTCCACTTGACATACCACGTGATATCCTTGTACGGCGTGACCTTATTAACGGTGGTCGCCTGACCCACTGATTTTTCCACGCTTGTGTCTGTCGGCAAGTTTTTCAAGGTTCTTCTCCATGATGTGTCCAAGGTTCATCTCAAGTTCTTCGGCCAGTACAGCACAGTACCACAGCACATCACCAATCTCGTATCCAATCTCAATACGCTTGGCAAGGTATTCGTCCTTGGCTGCACCGTCACGGATAAACTTCTTTACTTTGTTTGCAATCTCTCCTGCCTCACCTGTCAGGCCAAGAGTGAGATACTCTATAGCCTGTTTCTTTGGGAAGATTGCTGTCTCACATGCACGAGACTGATACTCTGCTGCGGTAATGCTACTCAACTGCCTCTCCTTCATCCACTGTTTAGCTTCTATTTCCAAGTCCATTTAGTTGCTCCAAGTTCTTAAAGTAGGCAGCTTCCCACCCTCGCTGCCACTCACGGTACGGAGTGGTATCTTTCTTCATGGGGTTTGCCACCTGCCTGTAGCGTTTACCAAAGCGAGGGCTTTCAAACTCCTGCACTCTGCCAAAGGCTACATAGCCAGCATTAAAGTTATCCGCAAGTTTCTTGTTCATCTGCTTTCTCCTTAAAGGCTTTGATTACATCGGAAGAGAACAGCTTCTGCAAATTCAGCAGATACATGCGAGAGGCTTTATTGTCACCACCCGACACACTCTTCTTGTAATCTAAATTGTCGATGATGCGCTTGAGTGAGTCAGTATTGAATACGAGTGTGGCAAACACTTCGTCACCAATGCACAGATTATGAAACCAGTAGTCGGACTCTGTAGCAGCGATACCGCTGGGCTTGCCGTAGGACTCATATTCAATGGCAATATTACCTGTGCGCATCCACATGTCACGTTCTGACTTGACTTCAATCTTCTTATCTTGAAGCATGTCAGCAACCATTTGCTCACGCACCTTACCATACTCAAGGTCAAGGTCAAACTTCTTGCGGTCTTTAGTCTGTGGTTCCAGATTTATTATGTTGTTCGTCATCATCTTCTCCTTGCGGCCAGTTTCGTAGGATTGCTAGGCGGTCTTCGTGTAGGGCAATCTTATCCAGTTCACCCTGTACTGCTTCCAAGATATCGGAGTGTTCTCCAATACCTGCTGGATTAGCAAAGTATATATCAATATTCGTTTTATGCAAGTGTATATTTGCAATGGCATGATTACTTAGTGCCTGTATCATCTGCTTCTTCATTCTCCTGCTCCTTCCTTTTCTTCATCCACTCTTCATAACAAGGATGGTGAGGATGGGGATTGAACTGCACCCACCCATCACCACGTTTCCATGCTAAACTACTCTGCTTCTTTTGTCGAGTCTTTTTTGCCACTTAGATACTCCGGTTGTTTTTCAAACTTGACAAACCTGCTAAGTAACTTCACTAGAATGTCAGCTATCTTATCCATTACGCTGCTGCAATGTCAACTACTTCGCAGACGCCAGCCGTACATGCCAACTCACGGCCACCTGACGTAGTGTCTTCCTTCTCATACTCACGAAGCAGTTCCCAATTTACCTTCTTGGGCATCTGCTTTAACATCTCACCATACTCTTCAACGGTACAGTCTTGGTAAGGTGCTTGCTTGTACGTGTGTTCACTGAACGGCAAGAAGCTAATGCCTGACACTTCATCGAAGTGTTCGTACACCCATGAACCTACCTCCATCCACTCATGCTCCTTCACAGAGATGGTGACAGAGGGCTTGTGTTCACACCAATGACGCTGATACTGCAGCCACAGTTCAAGTTGCTCAATAGCAGTCATGTCAAAGCGAGTGACAGCACCATGAGGTGACTTCATGGGGAAGCTGAACACTGTCGTGCTATCCGGCTTCATCACATCCGGCTCTGCTGGGATACCCTCAGATACAAGGAACTGCGTGATGGGGTCTTTGTTGTCGCCTCGTACCGTCCGAATGTAATACGGATTGTGACGAGCATGGATGCCAGAGGCACTGTCCACAAGCTGCGACACTGTGCCAGACGGCTTTACACAGGTGATAGCTGCTGACTGTGGAATACCAAGCTGCAAGGATATCACCTCGTTAGTTGTGATGGCCTGTTCTTTGAGTGCGTTCAGCGTGGCTGCAATATTGTTGCCTAGATGTGCCGACTTACCTGACATCATAGCATTGTCCATGATACCTGTAAGCGATACACCCAGCAACCGTTCCTCTTCTGTGTTCTTCTTCCACACATTACGCAGATATTTGAAGTCAGTCAGGGTAGACTGGAATGTACCAAGTATGGTAGCCAGACGAACCTTGTCAGTCAGTGTCTGCTGGGTGTCTGATGCACGAACAACAACCTCAGACAGATTGCAGAACTGATACGGACGCAGGATAATTTCACTGCACGGGTTGCAACCAAAGTCCTGTTCCGCATCACGGCGTCCATTGAGTGATGCTTGTTTCTGTGCTGCCTTACGGTTGAAGATACCACGCTCACCGGACTTGCTCTCGTACAGAGACACCCACTCACGCATGAATGTACCCATCTCTGGCTTGCCTTTGTAGGCAACGCTATTGTTAGCAAGCGCACGTTGCCCTTCGCCTTCCCACCACTGACCTGACTTAGCGTGACGCATCTGGTCATCGTTCAGATTGGACAGGCTGATAAGTGCGCTGCGGCGTACACCACCAACAACAACCACTTCACCAATCTTACACATCAGGTCATGGCATTCGATAGGGAATAGCCTACGACCTGCTGCCTTCTGGAACATCTCTACAGTAAACTGGAAGAGTTCCTCAAGTGGGGCTGGGCCACTTGCACGACCACCGAAAGTCTTGAGACGTGCGCCAGCAGGACGAACCTCTGACGTGTCCCATTGTGGTACTTGCCCTGCGTATAGGAGGGATATTAATTCACGCAGAGATTTGGCCCAGCCCGGACGTGAGTCGCCAACCTTGATGACAGTATCTGTGTCATGCATGTCTTCGTTGACGACAGGCAGCTTCTCTGTGTGGTGACGCTCGACAGAGAAGCCTACACCAGTGCCGCACATGAGGATGTACATTGTCTCGTCAAAGGCACGAGGACTATCCACTGGTACGTAGGAGCAGTTGTAACCACCGACGTGACATCTGTCTAGTGCGGGACCGGCGGTCATCAATGCTCTCATGCTTGGCATGATGTCTTGGTTAAGCACGGACATCTCAAGTTCAGCGCGAAGTTCATCCGACAGGACATACTTGTGCTTGGCTTTGAGATGCTTGCTCATGTAATCAAAGTATCGTGCGACTGTCTCACCCCAAGTCTCACGACGCTGTTCGTCATCCTTCCATCTGGCATACCGTGAAAGGGCTATAAAGTTCTGGTAGTCTGTAGGTAGATAATTGTTCATTGCGTCACTCCGTTAGCGTTTTAATGTGTCTGATTTCGGCTCCGTCTACATCGTAGAAGTATTCACGTATACCGTCCTCAATCTCTAGGCCGACATCTTCATCGGCAGGTATCGGATATTCATCCGGGTCTATGTCAATTGTTAAGAAGACTTTAACTCGCATCGTAGCAGCCTTCTACTTCCTCTATCAGCTTGGCTAGATACCACTGTGCTTTCTTGAGGTCTTCTGTACCATTCTTGTAGCGATAACGCCATAGGTACTTCATAATATTTCCCTGTAGGTAATGCTCATAGCCATCACCTGTAGCTGCTGCAATGGCGTCAATACACTCAATGCCAGCCTTATTGTAGTGCGGCGGGGAGTTTACCATGTCCGCTTGTTTACCCTGCTTTGAATAGAACTCATCCATAAGTCTCTCCTCGTCTGGTGTAACTGGTTGTAACTCTTTCATCCTCATCTGCATGTACGCCTCGTGGCGCATCATGCACTCCCCTTTGTCTTGCTACCAAAGCTGAGATGGACTACATTACCATCTTCTTTGGTAACAATCAAGCTGTCATCTTCATCTTCTTCAAATATAATAGTGTCGTTGTCTACTACTTCCATCACGTAGGTATGTACCATGTCACGTATGGTTTCGTCTCGTTCCATGATAGGCACAGTAGCGCACATCATCTTGCAAAAGTGCATTACCTGTCCATAGCTTTCGTCGTTCAGCGGATTGCCACCCTGCGAGATAATGGAGATATCAATCTCTCCTGTCCAGTCATCTCCACTGGTAGTTGGCCGTACTCTTATTACGAAGTCTCTGTCTTCAATATCCAGATGTTCCATTGCTATCTCCTTTTTACTTTGGTTCCAGTGAACTTGATAAACTTGGGGTGCTTGTTCTTTCCCTTCTCTTTAAGCCAATCCTCTGGGATAATGCGGTCATAGTATTTGAACCCATACTTGATGCACCATTCTGCATAGGTTGACTTAGCCCCCTTACGTAGTTTGCGTCTACTATTCTCAAAGACAAAGCGGATGTCTAGCTTAGGATGCTGCTTCTTAATAGCCAAGTGTTTGCGCCTGTCAGCAGCAGTAAACATGCCCTTCGTTTCGATAATAATGCCGTTGCACAGCACGAAGTCGGGTGTGTAAGTGCGATACGCAAGGTCTTCCCATTCAATCTTGACTTTTTCGTAGTCGTATTTGACTTTGAGTTCGTCAAGGTAAACGGACAGCTTGTGTTCAAGCCCACTCCTGTACCCGTACTTTCGTGCTGCACGAAATGCTACGTAATTAGGCAAGATTACCTACATTACGCCATGAGACAAAGGGAGAGTGATATCCCAGCCCTTTCATCTCTTCGCGAATCATAGCATCAGCTTCGTTACGTGCCTCAATGGCAGCACGAAGTCCCGCTGTCTTCTTCTCACGGTACTCCTTACGGAGTGAGGTGAGATGTTGTTCTGTCGCTTTGATTTCATCAAGCAACGTATCTAGTTCTTCACTCATTATGCATACTCCTCTGCTAGTGATACATACGCAACCGTCTTAGGTTGCTTTGCCTGTGACGCAACGGCAGGACGCTCAGTCAAACCGGGCCAGCAAGCAAAACGATAACGACAGAACACGCAGTTCTGGTCAAGCACCATGTTGCCTGTCTCCTTGCCCCGGAACTTCTCCGGTACAGCATCGAAGCAACGCTCAAACCTGTTCTCTTCTAGCGTGTCTGCCGTCTGTTTAATATGGCCTACCTCTCTGTCGATGTCAATACCTGTGGCTGGTACATATTTAAACTCGCCATTGGCTTTGTTCACTACCCACCATCCGCCAGCACGTTTGTCTGCCGCTTTCGCATAGCCAGCAAGCTGTGCTACATACCCGAAAGCATCACCCTGTCTAAGAGTGTCGAAGGATTCAAACTTGTGAGTATACGACCAATTAGATGCTGACTTGATATCATCAACAGCACCGTCAATAACAATATCGTATGTGCCAGAGACGGATGTATCATCGTCAAGCTGGAGAGTAACCTTTGCATCATCTTCATACTGCACTCCTGCTTCTTTCAGTAGACCTTTGAAGACAGCTTCAACGATGTCTCCAAGCATCATGTTCATTACGAATGTAGTTGGCAGGGGCAATGCCTTCTCTGGTTCGTTCTTTTCAAACCAAAGCTGGCAAGTTGGTCTGCCCACGTTTGACATACGCAGACCAAACTCACCTCGCTTGTTGCCCCCACCAAACTGGCGTCCAAGAGCAGCCGCTACATCAAGACTTACTTGCTGGATAGTCTCAGAAGACATCGTAGACTTACCGCCAGCAGCATTCTCCATGTATTGGTGCAACGCCAGTTCAGCAGGGTGGTTCATTACGCTACCTCTTCTACTTCGATGTCAACGATACCATCTACAATGGCCTCGTCGTCTTCGTCGTCGTGGGAGTTAGCTTTCTCTGCCCATGCATTGATGATGTCTT